CTCGGTTGCCGGTCTTCGTTACGCGCACTCGTGGTGCGGGTCCGGTGGGGCCGCTTGGAGCTTCGTCTCCCGGCTTTCTGCTACGGGCCGTAGCCGGGGGTGAATCAGGGCGTAGCCCTGAGAGGGGGCTGGCCCCCTCCTAACCCCAAACAGGGATTCACGGTGAGGGCGGCGCTGGTTTCTGGTTCAGTTCCTCGGCAACCTGAGGAACGGCTCGAATGCCGGTCTTCGTTACGCGAACTCGAGGAACAGGTCCGGTAGGGCCACTTGGAACTTCGTCTCCCGGCAATCTGTCTATAAATCTCTACTCGCACCGTGTCTACCGCGCCCGCCGCTTTCTGGCGGGACGCGGCTCAGCCTGACTCCTTTGAGTGAAATTTGTCCGCAAGGCTCACGGGCTGGTAGCCGCAAGGCGAACGCTCGTATGACAGACAGAAAGAGCTTTGATCTATGAAAACCTACTGCAAGGGCCTCGAGTTCACGCGCAGAAGCGTCGTCGAGGCCCTGCACCGATGGAAGAAAAGCGACTCCGGCAAGGAGAATGGCTGGCGCGTCGCCGACGAATACGGCACCGAGACCGCGTTCGTCGACCGCATCTGGCTGGAGCTCTCGACCGAGACGCTGACGTTCGAGCCGATTCGAACCCATCTGAAACACGACCCGAACAGCGGCAAGCTGCGCGAGATAAGCGTCGAGAGCATCAAGCGGCAGGTGTGCAACTACCTGTGCGTTGGGGCGCTCGAGCCGCTCCTTGCCGCCAAGGTCGGCTTCTGGCAGGTGTCGAGCGGCGTCAAGGGCAAGGGGGCGGCGCTGGGGATGCGCAAGCTCAGGCGCGAGGTTCACCGCTTCGCCTACCACGTGCACGTCGACATCCGCAACTGCTACGGCTCGACGCAGACGGCGATAGTGGAGGGTCTGGTGGCGCGATACGTCAAGAACAGCCAGGTCCTCTACCTGCTCCATTCGCTGCTGTCGACGATGAACGGCGTCCTTATCCTCGGCAGCTACCTGTCGCTTCGGTTGGCGGCTTTCGTGATCTCGTTCGCGTACCACGCGGTCGAGGAGGCGGCGAAGGAGCGGCGCGGCAAGCGCGTGAGGCTCGCGGGATGCCAGGTGTGGTACGCCGACGACGGCTATTTTCTCGGCAACTCAAAGCGCTCGCTCGGGAAGGCCGCGTCCATCGCCGCGCGCGTTTTGGGGCGGCTAGGATTGTCGCTGAAACCGTGGAAGGTGAGGCGCAACGGCGCCGAGCCCATCGACTTCGCGGGCTATCGCATCTGGTGCGCTCGCGGGCGCCGGGTCGACTTGCGAAAGAGGCTCTGGAAACGACTGCGACGCGCGTTCGCGCGCTACAGGCGCAGGCGCACCGAGCGCTTGGCGAGGCGCGTGTGCTCTTACTGGGGCTGGCTGAAAACGGCCGTCATGGAGCACCAGATGAACGCCAAGCGGTGCATATTCAACGCGGCGAGGGCCGTGGGTTAGGAGGAAAAATATGGTTGTGAAGTCGGAGCGAACGGGCGAGAGGCCCGAGACGGTCGAGATCGCGGGGACCGACGTCTGGCTGCGCCGCGGTATCGCCGAGGGCGAGCGCGAGGAGCAGGGAGGCGAGGGCGGTTCCGTCAAGGTGAAGGTGTTCACCTACGAGGAGCTGCACTTCACCGACCCGACTGGCGAGCTGACGGTCGAGGGCGCAAAGGCCGACTTCGACACCGTCTGGGCGGCACACGAGGCGGACGGCATGAGCATGGAGGAGCAGATCGCATCGCTCCAGCAGCAGGTCGCCGACTCGCAGGCGGCCCTGCTCGAGCTCGGCGACATCGTTGGAGGTGAGTAACTTGGCGAAGATCTACTACCGCGCCGTGAAGAGCGGCAAGCGCACGCTCGAGAGCGTTCCCGAGCGCTGGCGCGACGAGGTGCGCCAGATGCTAGAGGCAGACGGCGAGTAGGAAAGGGCCCCGGCTTCGGTCGGGGCCCTTTTCCGTTATGCGCGGGCGACCATGCGTGCCGACGATTGGAGGCGGCGCATGGCGAAGGATAGCGCTCACGAGTTCTCAGACGCCGAGATTCGGGCGTTCGAGCGCGAGGTGGCGGGAGTGTACGGCGAGGCGAGCAAGACGGCCTACGCCAACCTCAAGCGCTATCTGGCGCAGTTCGAGGCCGACGACGAGAAGATGCGCGAGCGGCTCGAGTCCGGCGAGATAACCAAGGCGCAGTGCAGGTCTTGGCGAAGCGGGAAGATCGCGGCCGGCAGGCGCTACCGAATCGTCCTCAAGCAGTGCGCCGAGGCCATGACGCACGCGAACGTCGTCGCGGCCGCCGCCATCGAGGGCAGGCTGCCCGAGGTCTACGCCGAGAACTACAACTACGGCACGTGGCAGGTCGAGAGCGCCGTTGGCGTTGACACGGCCTACGCGCTGCAGGACGCCTCGACCGTGCAGAGGCTGCTTACCGACCATGACAGCTACCTGCCCAAGCCCTCTGTCAACGTCGTCAAGGATGTGGCGTGGAACCGCCGGCTCATCGCCAACCAGATCACGCAGGGCGTGCTGCTCGGCGAGTCGATACCAAAGATAGCCAAGCGCATGCAGGACGTGACGGGGGCGAACCGCGCGGCGGCGGTGCGTCTGGCGCGCACCTCGACGACGGCGGCGGAGAACGCCGGGCGCGTCGACAGCTACAAGAGGGCCAAGGGGCTCGGCATCAAGGTGCAGCAGGAATGGATGGCGACGCTCGACGGGCGCACGCGCTCTAGCCACAGGCAGCTCGACGGCGAGAAGGTCGAGGTCGGGGAGAAGTTCAGCAACGGGTGCCGCTACCCGGGCGACCCCGAGGCACCGTATGTCGAGACGTGCAACTGCCGATGCACGCTGGTGGCGTGCTGCGACGGGCTTGACGTGCTCGACGGCGAGCGTTTCAGCCGCCTGCCCGAAGGCATGACCTACGAGGAATGGAAGGCGGGCAAGCCCGCCGTCACCGGTGCCAAGCCTGCGAACCGCACCATCTCAGAGTTCATGGACATGCCCGGAACCAAGCGCAAGCTGGATGTGGCGGGCGTGTCCAAGACCGAGGCGCGCAAGCGGCTCTCGCGCCAACTCGAGGACTACGGCATACCGTCGAGCGGGTTCAGGAAGATGTCGGCGGGCGACCAGCAAAAGGTGCTGGACTCGGCGCTCGGCACGGTCTACGAGGGCGGCAGGAAATCGAGGGCTAAGCCGGTAGAGCACTCAATGGAGTTCGCGGTGGATATGGGGAAGATCGCGAGCAGGGACTACAGGGCAAAGGTGTCTAAAGCCGTCGGCAAAGATGCCGCGGACGGCGTACATGCGAGCATAAGACGCATCCTCAGCCACCGAGGGGGCACGAACGGCGAGGACCTTTACGCCATCGACTTGTCAACGGGCAAGACAATCACGAGCTGCGTTAACTCGACCGTCGGCAGCACCGTGGTCCCTCCGGCGAAGTTCGGCAAGAAGGTCGAGGCGGCAATCGGGGACGGTCGGCGCGTAGTGCTGCTCCACAACCACCCGGCCTCTGGCATCCCTAGCGCAGCTGACCTTTTGGCGGTCGGCAGCAAGGGTTGCGAGATGGGGATAATCGCAGCTCACGATGGAAGTATCTACACGTTCGAGAAGGTTTCCGAGCCGGATGCGTCCTATAATGTCGATGAGGTGAAGTACTTTAGGATCCAAAGGCTTTACGGCGGCAACGAGGACAGGCTGTTTCGGGCGATTGAGGAGAGGTTCGGTTTCAAGATTGAGCATCATGAATGACATACTCAACGAAGCCGTTAGCTATCTCGACGGAAGAGACGACGTCGACGCTATAGGTCACGTTCTCGATTCCAAGCCTAAAGCCGTTCAGGAGCTATGGCTTGAAGAGGCCAAATACGACGACGAGAATCGCAGGGAGTACTACGAGCTGTTTGGCCCGGATAAGTTCGAGGATGCTCTTGAGGCCGATATAGTCGAGATATTCGAAAGCGAACTAAATAACTAGCCAACAGGCCCCGCTCCGGCGGGGCCTTTTTTCATGCCGCGTGACCGTGCCGCGACACTGCCCGCAGAGAGATTGGGGCAGGCATGAAAGAGCTATTCACTTGCGCGAACTGCGGCGACTGCGCCGTAAAGCTGGGTTTCGGCTTCACGTTCCCGGACACCTACATCTGCACGCAGCGAGGCGACGAGGTCGCGCCGGACGACGGCTGCACGCTCGGGTGCGAGGGCGTGCCGGTGCAGGCCATCGAGGCAGACGTCGACGGCCGCGTTGGCTACGGCTGCGAGGTGCTCGACTGATGGCTTACGGACTCGTCGGCGGCGTCGGCGACCGCGGGCGGCACGGGACCCTCATCACCGAGGAGATCGTCAACGCCGCGAAGCTGGATACCGCCGAGTGCATCGAAATACGGCAGAACAACATCGAGCAGGTCGAGAAGGCCCTCCTGCGCGCCTATAAAACGGGCCTGGAGGAGATAGGCCTCGTCGCGGAGGGCTACGCCAAGGCGACGTGCCCGGTCGACACGGGCAGGTTGCGCAACTCCGTCACGCACCTACTCAAAGGCTACGACTGCTTCATCGGGACCAACGTCGAGTACGCGCCATACGTCGAGGAGGGGACCTCCCGCATGAAGGGCAAGCACTTCCTGCGCAAGGCGGCTACGGGCCACGGCGACACGTACCGGGCGATTCTCGAGAAGCACCTGAGGGGCGGCGCGTAGGGCCGCGTTACTCCGCTTGGATACTCACCCTTGCCGCGAGGTATTGCGGCGCGGGCCCTGCCGAGGCAACAGGCTGGGACCCGCCCATTCCGAAGCAAGGGAGATTCTGTTGGCACTCACGCGAAAGATGCTCAAGGCAATGGGCATCGAGGACGAGAAGATCGACCAGATCATCGAGGAGCACGCCGAGAGCGTGGACGCGCTCAAGGCGCAGCGCGACGAGCTCAAGGAGGCCGCGGGCAAGGCGGACGGCTACAAGAAGGAGCTGGACGCGCTCAAGGCCAAGGGCGATGGCGCGGGCGAGTACAAGGAAAAGTACGAGGCCGCCAAGAAGATGTACGACGACTACAAGGCCAAGATCGATGGCGAGAAAGCCGCAGCCGAGAAGCGCAGCCTGTACCGAGAGCTGCTCAAGTCGGCGGGCGTCGACCCCAAGCGCATCGAGACCGTTCTCAAGGTCTCCGACCTCGAGAACGTGACCGTCAAGGACGGCGCTATCGAGGGCGCGGACAAGCTCACCGAGGGCATCAAGGCCGACTGGGCCGACTTCATCGCAACCACAACCGTCAAGGGCGCCGACGTGGCCCACGCCCCCAAGGGCGAGGGCGGCAAGGACATCAACGAAATGAGCACCGCCGAGTACATGAAGTACAAGGCGGAGCAGAGAGGCTAAGGGGTTTCTATGTCGAACACCATCCTTACACCCAACATCATCGCCAACGAGGCGCTGGACGTGCTGCGCACCAACGCCGTCATGGCCAACCTCGTCCACCGCGACTACTCCTCCGAGTTCGTCGCCGGCGTGGGCGACACCATCACCGTCCGCAAGCCCGCCACCTTCGAGGCCAAGGAGTTCACCACCGAGGTCGAGGTGCAGGACGCCACGGAGGGCAAGGTTCCCGTCAAGATGGACAAGCTGCTCGACGTGACGTTCGCCGTCACGTCCAAGGAGCTGACGATGGGCATCGTCGACTTCTCCGCGCAGTTCCTCGTCCCCGCGATGCAGGCCTTCGCCGACAAGATCGACGGCTACCTGCTCGCGCTCGAGAAGGACGTCACGAACCGCGTCGACCACGCCAAGGGCGCCATCGCCGTGGCGGACATCATCGCCGTCCGCAAGTTCCTCGTGGACGCCAAGGCGCCCTCCACGGAGCGCCGCTTCGTCTACGGCTCCCAGGCCGAGGCCGACCTGCTCAACACCGAGGCGTTCACCAACGCCTCCGCCGTCGGCGACAACGGCACCGCCCTCAAGGAGGCATCGCTCGGCCGCAAGTACGGCCTCGACTTCTACTGCGACCAGAACGTGCAGAAGACCACGGCGGAGACGGCCAACTACACGCCGTCCATCGCGTTCCACAAGAACGCCTTCGCGCTCGTGACCCGCCAGCTCGAGATGCCGCTCGGCGCCCCCAAGGCGTTCTCCACCTCCTACGACGGCTTCGGTCTGCGCGTCGTGCAGGGCTACGACCAGAAGACCAAGACCGACACCGTCTCCATCGACATGCTCTGCGGCGTCAAGACCCTCAGCCCCGAGCTCGCCGCCGTCATCACCGATAAGCGATAGGCGCAGAGATGCTCGAGCAGGTGCTTCTGTCGCTGCGCAACTGGTTCGTCGCCGACAAGCGCACGGGGCGCGTCCGCATCGAGGACGGCCGCCTCGTGCCGCCCGCGGCCCTCGGCCTCAAGGAGGGCCAGTACGTCCGCATCACGGGCTCGACCTTCAACGACGGGCTGCACGCGTGGCCCTACAACGGGCTCACGGACGAGGAGTTCGTCGGCACCGTCTGGGCGCTCGCCATCCCGCAGGCCGTGGTCGACCTCGCTGGCGAGATCGCGGCGTGGCAGACCGAGCACGCCAAGGAGCTGGACAGCCCCTACGCGAGCGAGAGCTTCGGCGGCTACAGCTACACGCGCGTCGGCGGCGACGGCTCGCCCATCACGTGGCGGCAGCAGTTCAAGGCGCGTCTCGACCCTTGGAGAAAGCTGTGAGCCGCCTGTACGAGCGCATGGCGGTGGCGTGCGCGAGGCTCGTCGCAAAGACCGGGCCTGATGGTGAGGGCGGCTTCAAGACCGTCCTCGCCGTCGGCGACGGCTTCACGGCGGCGATCGTGCGCGACAGCTCGACGGCCTCGCGCATCGCGGAGCACGACGGCGTGAGGAACGTCTACACCGTGACGACCGCCGAGCCGCTGCGGTACGGCGACCTCTTCCAGCGTGCGTTCGACGGGCAGGTATTCCGCTGCACGTCGAACGCGGACGACGGCGCCGCGCCGTGCTGCGCGTCGTTCAGCTTCGGCCAGTGCAGCGCGGAGGAGTGGGAGGTGCCGGATGGCGACTAAGGCGGCGGCGCTGCAGGCGTGGCTCGAGGGCTTCGGTCTGCCCGTGTACCGCGACTCGGCGGTGCCGGGCGAGGCGAAGATGCCCTACATCACCTACGACCTGCCGACCGCGGCGTTCGGCACGCAGTGCAACTCCGAGGTGAACCTCTGGTACCGGACCTCGTCCGAGGCCGCGCCCAACGCCAAGGCCGAGGAGGTCGCCCGGGCGCTGGGGCTCTCCGGCGTGCTGCTGCCGTGCGACGGCGGCGGCATGTGGGTGATGCAGGGCGAGCCGTTCTGCAACGCCATGGCCGACGAGGACAACGCCGTGAAGCGCCGAATCATCAACCTGACCATTGAGTACATGACCAGCTACTAGGAGGTCATATGTCTAAGTTCACGCGCATCCCCGAGAACGCGTTCAAGGAGATCGTCATCAACGCAGGCCTGCTCGCCACGAATTTCAACCCCAAGACCGCCGAGGTCGCGGAGTCCGAACTGATGGGCGCGACGAGTGGCGGAACCAGCTTCGCCGCCACGCCCAACTTCATCGACTACGGCGAGGACATCGACAACTGCCCCGCCAACACGATGGAGCTGAAGCGCATCGACAGCATCGAGGCCAAGCTGAGCGGCACCTTCGTGACGCTGAACACCGCACTCGGCAAGAAGCTCGCAGCCGCAGCCGACGAGACCGAGGGGAAGATCGTCCCGCGCTCCGCGCTCTCGGAGGCCGACTTCGCCGACATCTGGCTCATCGGCGATTACTCGGGCGAGAACGGCAACGGCTATATCGCCATCCGACTCATCAACGCGCTCAACACGGGCGGCCTGCAGATCACGACGCAGAACAAGGCCAAGGGCCAGTTTGCGTTCGAGTTCACGGGCCACTACTCAATCAAGAACCCTGAGATCGTGCCCTACGAGCTGTATATCAAACAGGAGATTGGAGCCTAACCATGAAGCTGGACAACCTTAACGCCGACGAGTTCCAGAACGCCATGTGCCTGTTGGCGGACGTGGCGGAGGACGTCATGAACGGCGAACTCGGCGCGAAGGCAAAGGCCTCCTACGCAAAGTTTCGCTCCGACTCCGCCAAGGCCAAGGCCAAGACGACCGCCAAGGCGAAGGGCGACCCCGAAGCCGCGAAGGCAGCCGCTACCGCCGAGGTCAACGGCCTCGCTGTGGACATGGTAGCCGGTCTTCTGCCCGACGCGCTGCGCCAGGGCGGCGAGATCAGCTACAAGCTGCTCGCCGCACTCGACGGCCAGACGCTCGAGGAGTACAAGGCCGACTTCACCGTCAAGAAGTGGGTGAACGACATCAAGGATGCCATCGACGGCATCGACGGCATCAAGGACATCCTGGCTCCTTTTTTTGGATAGCCGCCGAGGACCCATCTCACATATGGCTCTGTCTGGGCGAGTACGTCGGGCCACGGCGTGCTCGCCCTTTCTGTAGGTACATGGTCGCGCGGTGGCGCGAGCGGGACGAGCGGGAGGCGTTCCGCGTGTACCTGAGCGAGTCGGTGCGCCTCATGGCGCAGGGGAAGTGGCTCAAGGAGCCCTTCCTGAGCATCGTCAACGGCGGTGCGGGCGATGGGTCCGAGGCGGAGGACACGCGCGGCGGCGACGAGATCGCCGCAGACATCATCGAGCGGATGGGATTGAAGGTGGTCTAGGTGAACCTTCTCGACCTAATGATTAAGGTCGGCCTCAAGGACGAGGCCAGTGGCAAGGCCGAGGGCGTGGCCTCGAAGGTCGTGGGCACGCTCGGCAAGGCCGGTGCGACCGCCGCCAAGGCGATAGGCGTTGGCGTCGCCGCCGTGGGGGCGGGCGTCGCCGCCATCGGCGTGGCGAGCACGCAGGCCTACGCCGCGTACGAGCAGAACGTCGGCGGCATCCAGAAGATATTCGGCAACATGGGCAAGTCGCTCGACGAGTACGCCGCGCTCACGGGGCAGACCGCCGAGCAGTGCTCCGGCAAGTGGCAGCAGCTCGAGCAGGCGCAGACCACGGTGCTCGCAAACGCCGACGCAGCCTACAAGACGGCCGGCATTAGCGCCAACCAATACATGGAGCAGGTGACGGGCTTCTCGGCCTCGCTCGTCTCCTCGCTGGGCGGCGACACGGTCAAGGCGGCCAAGTACGCCAACACGGCCATGGTCGACATGAGCGACAACGCGAACACTTTTGGCACGGCGATGGAGGACCTCCAGAACGCCTACCAGGGCTTCGCGAAGCAGAACTACACCATGCTCGATAACTTGAAGCTCGGGTACGGCGGAACCAAGGAGGAGATGCAGCGCCTCGTCAAGGACGCGCACGCGGTCAACTCAGCCGTGGACGAGTCGAGTCTGTCCTTCGATAACGTCGTGCTGGCCATCCACACGATGCAGGAGCAGATGCAGATCGCCGGCACGACCTCGCGCGAGGTCGCCACGACCATCGAGGGCTCCTGCAACATGGCGAAGGCCGCCTGGGAGAACTGGGTGACGGAGCTCGGCAAGGACGACGCCGACATGGGCAAGCTCACCGAGGAGCTGTTACAGTCGGTCGAGACGGCGGCATCGAACGTCGTCCCGCGCGTCGCGACCATCGTCGGCACGGCACTGTCGCAGCTACCGGGCCTTGTCACGTCGGTCGGTCCCGTGCTCGGTCAGGCGTTTGTCGACATCTTCACTCAGGCGCTCGACAGCGCGGCTGAGGCCGTGCCCGGGCCCATGGGCGACATCCTCTCCGCCGTTTCGGACGGCGTGGACGAGATCGGCGAGCGCTTCAAGGGCCTTGGCGAGATCTGGTCGGCTGGCGACAACCCGCTCGAGTCTCTGCACCTCGCCATGGTCTACGGCCTGACGCTGCTCGAGGGCGACCTGTCCACGCTGCAGGAGAACATCACCTCATCGCTGCCCGGCATCGCCGAGGGCTTCGCCGACGTGGGCGGCGAGGTCGTTCCCAGGCTCGCCGAGGGAATCGAGATGGGGCTGTCGTTCCTCTCCGAGACGGCGGCGTCGCTCATGACATCGCTCGGCGGCTACCTGTCCGAGAACCTGCCCTCCATCACGGAGAGCGGCCTGCAGATTCTCACCGGCCTCTCCGAGTCCATAGCCGAGAACGCGGGCGTTCTGGCAGAGGGCGCGGCGAACCTCATCGTCGGCTTGGCGCAGGGCATAGCCGACAGCCTGCCGACCATCATCGAGCAGGCCCCGGTCATCGTGCAGAACCTCGCCAGCGCGATCAACGACAACGCGCCGATACTGCTCGGTGCCGGCATCCAGGCAATCGTGACGCTGGCGCTTGGCATCGTACAGGCGATACCGACACTCATCGCCAACATCCCGGCCATCTTCTCGGCCTTCGTCTCGGCGTGGTCGGCGCTCGACTGGCTGAGCCTAGGCAGGAACGCCATCACGTTCCTGGGCAACGGCATCACCGGCATGGCCGGTTTCGTCAGCTCGTGCGGCGCCAACATCGTGTCCGCCATCCGCGGCGCAATCCAGAACCTGCCGTCCACCCTGGCGAGCATCGGCCGCAACGGAATCAGCAGCCTGGGCTCCGCCATCAGCGGGGCGGTCGGCTTCGTGACCTCGGCTGCGGCCAACATCGGCAGCGCGATCATGAGCGCCCTGTCCTCCATCCCGGGCCGCGTGGCCTCCATCGGCTCGCAGATCGTGCAGGGCATCGCCAACGGAATCAGCGGCGCGGCAGGCGTGGTCGTGAGCAAGATTACCGGCGTGGTGGGCGGCGCCATCGACGCTGCCAAGAACCTGCTCGGAATCCACTCGCCCTCGCGCGTGTTCCGCAAGATGTTCGGCTACGTGATGCAGGGCGCGGCCCTCGGCATCGACGACACGGCTGACGAGCCGGTGAAGTCCATGAGGTCGGCGGTGCGCAACGTCGAGAAGGCCGCCGTGTTCGGCGTGGGCGTTACCGGCGGCGGAGCATACGGGACGACCGCCTACGACGCCGCGGGCATCGCGGGCGGCGGAAACGTTTACAACCTCTACCTCGACGGCGACCTGCTGGGCGTCGACGGGCGCGTGGCCTCCGCGTTCAGGGCCTTCGTCGCGGCGGTGGAGCAGAGCATGGCGATGGGGGTCGCGTAGTATGGCGCAGGGAAACTTGGTTCAAGGCAGAGGCGCTTACGGCCTGTACTGCTGGTGCGCGTACGTCAATGTGGCGGAGGCACGGCGCACCGACACGACGGTGACGTACCTCGTGACGGCTGGGTACGGCTCACGCTACGCCATCAACTGCTATGCCAACGGCAGCTCCTCGGCGGGCTCGTGGAACGGCTCGGTCTACTCGGGCAGCAACAGCGACTGGGTGTGGGTCGAGTGCATGCGCAAGGAGATCGAGCTCGCGCGCGGAAACGGCGACGCCTACAACCACACCTTCACCTGCCAGATAAACGTAACGGGCGGCTTCGGCAACGGAACCTCGAACGCTTCGAATACCGTCTCGGTGCCGTGCCGCGCGTACAAGAAGCCGCACCCGCCGAAGGACATCAGGGCGGAGCGCTTGAGCGACACGAGCGCGAAGGTCAGCTGGGACACCGACTACACGGGCATGAACGGCGACTACCCCTGGTCGACCGTGACCGTCGGCGTGGTGAAGAACGGCCCGGGGAAGTTCACCGACGTCGGCACCGTCAGCTGGGATACCACGAGCCACACCTACAACGGCCTCGAGCCGGGCTGCATGTACATCTTCTCAGCCAAGGCGACGGGCCCCGGCGGCACGTCGGACTACGGCGTGAGCGCGCCGGCGATCTACGCCACGCCGACGGCGCTCGGCATGCTCGAGGCGGTCAAGGCGGAGGCGGCGAAGGTCGTGCTCAAGGGGCACGACGCACCGGCCTTCGTCGACAGCTGGGAGTTCCAGCTCACGACCGACGGAGGAAAGACGTGGGTCGATGCGGACGTGAACGCCTCATGGGAGGACGAGGAGGCCCCGGCGGGAACGGTGCGCTACCGTGTCCGCGCCATCAAGAGCGGCCTCAAGGGCCCGTGGACCGAGTCAAACGAGGTCACGACCATATGCCCGCCGCTCGCACCGTCCATCAGGGGCGTCAGGGCGGCTTACGCCACGGGTTCGACCGCGACGCTCGAATGGGTGCCCAACCATCCGGACGGCTCGGCGCAGGCCTCGGCTGAGGTGCAGATCACGACGCCGACGGGTCCCACCACCACGACGGTCGATGGCCCGGGCGCGAGCCTGAAGCTGCCGACCGGCACCAAGGGCCTCTACACCGTGCGCGTGCGCACCAAGGGACTCGACGAGGACTGGGGCGCATGGTCGAGCGCGGCGGCATATACCGTGGCGGACGCGCCCCAGGCATTCTTCACCGATCCGGCTGCGGACGGGGCGACCTTGCGCGCGGTGCCGCATACCTTCACGTGGAAGGTGGCCGACGAGACGGGCGTCAGCCGACAGCACCTGTCTTTGCGCGACATCAGGGGCAACATCCTGTGGAGCGGGATGCTGGACAAGGACGCGCGCTCCTTCCGCCTGGGCTATGCGCAGCACGCCTTCGTCAACCGCACGGTCTACAGGGTCGTGCTCACGGTCACGGCCGGATCGTCGCTATCGGTCACCGTCTCGAGAACTTTCCGGACCGACTGGGCGCCGCCCGCCAAACCGTCGCTAAACATCTTCGTCGACGAGAGGCTGGGATGCCAGCTGTCGGTATTCCCCGGCAGGGCCGACAGCGATGACACGCCCGAGACGTCCCATTTCACCGTGTCGCGCGTCCTGCCAGACGGCTCGACCCTGCAGCTCGGCTCGCACCTTGCGGCGGGCGAGGGCGCGAGCGACCCGCTGCCTCCACTCAACAGCGAGTTCGAGTACGTCGCGGTTGCCTACGCCGCGACGGGCGTGAGCACAGCGACGAGGGTCAAAACGACCGTGGCGAGCCGCGAGGTGGCTCTCAACTGGGGAGCCGGCGCTGAGAGGTCGTGGCTCGGGCGCTATCTCAAGAAGGGCTCGAGCCGCAAGGTGACGCACGGATACAAGATGCTGCACTTCGCCGACGGCGGGGAAGGTCTGCCCGTCTCGTACGGCATCAACGAACGGGACGTCAAGGACAGCATGGACTTCCTGCTGCTCGACGAGGAGGACTACAAGTCATTCCTCGAGGTCATGAACATGGCGGGGCGCTTCTGGGTGCGCGGCCTCTACGGGGAGCGGGTCCGCGCCCGCCTTAACAGTAGCGTGAAGCGTTCCGACGGCGCGTGGGTGGCTTCGTGCGATCCGACGTGGGAGACGTGGGAGGAGCCCGCCAATGGCTGATAGCTGGATAAGGCCGTTCGACGCCTCCTACGACTTCGTGCGCGTATCACGTGAGACGGGGCTCGAACTCGACTTCGTCCGCGACATCGAGAACGGCGGTTCAATCGAGCGCAACGCAAACACGGCGCTCTACGAGACTGCATCCCTGGACTTCGCCGACAAGTTCGACGTCGGTAACGATTTCTTGCGTGTGTACCTCAACGCCACCTTCACGGACGGCAGCAAGAGGCGCGAGTGCCTCGGAACATTCATGCCGCAGGTGGACTCGGTGGACATCGACGGCGCCTACCGCGAGGGCCAGATCAACGCCTACGGCCTCCTGAAGCGACTGAAAGACGACGACTTTGACGGGCCGTACGTGATCGTTGCGGGCAGCAATCTGGTTGATGAGGCCGTCAAGATAGCCGAATCGGTCGGCCTCACCGTCTACGCCGACCCCAGCAGCCTCCTTCTGGGCAGCACCTTGGTTTTCGGCGTGGGCAGGGACAACGACGCCAAGAACAAGCTGGACGCGGTGGACCTGCTCCTCAAGGCGGCCGGCTTCCGCTCGCCGGCGACCGACCGAATGGGCAACGTGCTCTATAGGCGCTACGTCGAGCCCGCCGACATGCCCATCTCGGCGGAGCTCACCGAGGGCAGGGACGCGCGCTTCATGTCTGCCATGACCGAATCGACCAATCGCGCCGAGGTCTGCAACGTCGTGCACGTGGACTTCAGCACGCAGGACGCATCGGTGCGCGGCACGGCGGTGGACGACTCGCCCGATTCAGACCTCTCGACCGTCTCGGTCGGTCGTCGAATCGTCAAGAGCTACAGCTACGACAGCCTGCCGGGCGTGGATACCGAGGACAGCAACCTTGTCGAGGGTGCCGCCAACGCCCTCATCGGCACCGGCAAGAAGTCGGATAAGAGCTTCAGGCAGAGCGATACGCACGGCAGCATCCAGACCGTCTACGTCCCCGACTCGCCGCAGGTGGGCGTGCTCTTCGGCATCAAGGTCGTCTCGAGTGGCGGGCGCGTCGGCTTCTGCCAGGACGAGGGGCCTAGCGTCAAGAAGGATACGGACTACACGCAGGGCGTGTGGGTCAAGGGCACCAAGGGCGCGACGGGCACCATACAGTCTTTCTGGGATCAGGAGAGGGCGCTTGGCCCGGTGACCAAGGGGTTCACCATGACGGGGGAGTGGCAGAAGGTCAGCTACACCTATCACGCCACGGAGAACCACAGCAAGGTCAGCTGGGGCTACTGCTACATCGACGGCGGCGAGGCCGTGTTCGTCGCCGACAAGGTCGAGGCGGGCGCCGAGGCCACACCTTGGCCCCAGGACGCCATGCAGGCGGCGGCGGACCGCAAGGCGGCGGAGCTGCTCGCCACCGAGCGCGCCGTGACGCGCACGGACGAGTTCAGGAGCGTCTACAAGCCCGTCGAGCCGTGCATGGCTGTGGCGATGAACTACAGGACCGGCGGGGTTGTCGGCAAGCTGGCAATCCAGAAGCAGACGCTGACGCTCGACGCCGGCTGCGTCATAAAGCACACGGCGAGGAGGTACGAGCGATGAGCGATTCGACGGCCGAGATCAAGGGCGCGGCGGCGCGGCTGGCGGCGGCGATGCCGTCGGGCGGCAGGCGGCTGACGATGGAGTTCGGCACGGTCGTGGGCGTCCACGACACGGCGCTCGACGTGATGCTGCACGGCGCGGTGGTGACGGTCCCGATGGTGCGCTCCTGCACGGGGTGCATCATCACCGACCGCGCCGTGATCCTGTCGCAGGGCCCGCTGGCCGTGTGCGTCGGCACGATGGCGGCGGTGTAGGCCGGCGTTACGGAGGCCTGAACCTGCAGTGTGGCGGGGAATGGGCCCCACCACACTGCAGAACGGGAAGGAGGCCGGATGGAGGTGCTCAAGCTTTTCGCGCCGTACGGCCCGGGGTGGCTGGGAGGCGTGCTGCTTGTGCTCGTCGCCTTCTACTTCGGCAGGCAGTTTTTGGACGAATACAAGGCCCAAAACGAGCGCAAGGCGAACATCGACCTCAAGCGCGAGGAGCGCAAACAGGAGGAGGTGGCCGAGCGGGCGCAGCGCGACCGCGAGCGCTCGCAGATGGAGGGCCGCATCGCCGCTCAGATGGAGAGGTCCAACAGCCTCATGGAGGCCATGAAGACGCTGATGGAGTCCGTGGTGGCCTCGAACGAGGTGCTGCACTCGGACCTCGCCCACAGCCAGGCGCGCAGCCAGGGCATGGCGCAGAAGGTCGACCACATCTGCGACCGAGTCGACCTCATGTACAACAAGGAGACAAGCAGATAGGAGCAATCAAATGACTGAGATTCAGGCCGGCCTTACCGTCGCCACGGTGCTCGTGGTGCCGTACATCGTGCAGGCCATCAAGACTAAGGCCATGACGGGCAGTGTCGCCCGCTGGACGGCCATTGCGGTATCGGCGCTGTGCGGCGCATTGACGGCCATGGCCGGGGGTATGCCGACTGACCCCTCGGCATGGGTTACATCCATCTTCGCATGCGTTGGCGGCGTGCAGGTAGCCTACGCAGCTTTTAAGAGCGTCGGAATAACCGACAAATGGCTTGATGCGCTGCTCGCGCTCGGCGAGATCAAGGCGGACTAGCTATGGCAATCACCCAGCGCGAGGCATTCGCGCAGGTCATGGAACACCTTGTCACCCATGACGGCGGCTCCGGCCATGGCTACTCGCAGTACAATCGCATGGGCGACGGCACGACCGAGACGATCAGGATGTCTGACGGCACGACCGTGGCCATCGCCGGCGGCGACCGAGACTGCTCGTCTGCCGTCATCACGGCACTTCGCGCCGTCGGCATCAACACTTTCGGCGCCACGTATACCGGCAACATGCGCGAGCAGCTACTCAAGACCGGGCTTTTCGGCTGGCGCAAAATGGGCGTCAAGTCTGCGCAGCGTGGCGATATCTACCTTAATGAGAAGCGCCATACCGCCGTGTGCATTTCGCCTTATGGCTCCATGCGCGGCGACCTTTTGGCGCAGTTCTCCATCTCCGAGAGGGGAACAATCTCCGGCATCAAGGGCGACCAAAACGCCCGCGAGTCCAACATCAAGGCCTATTACAGCTATCCATGGGATGGCACTCTCTACTGGCTCAGCGATGGTAAGACGCTTTCGGGCGCAAACACCGAGGTAGCCGACAACACCGACGCCGATCTCGGCGATGTGCGTTACTGGGGCCCCAAGTTCACGCGCGCGATTCAAAAGCAGCTCGGCACTACCGTTGACGGCGTTATCTCCGGGCAGTGGGAGTGCAACCAGCGATATTTCTGGGCTGTCGACCAGGGTTGCGTCGAATGGACCAAGACCGGCAAGGGCGTCGGCTCAGACATGGTGCTCGCCTTGCAGCGCAAGGTCGGATGCGCCATCTATCCTGTCGTCGGCGGTGTCCAGGCTCGACAGATGACCAACGGCACCATCCACAAGCACCAGCAATGGCTTATGGACCATGGCATCTCGGTTGGACCGTGCGGCGCTGATGGCTACCACGGCCCCGATACCAACCGAGCGGTCGCCCAGGCAATCAAGCGCAAGCTCTATGCAGCTTAGTCAGGAGTTTATATGTTAGGCAACATCCTCATGGTGCTTTTGGGCGCACAGCTGGGAGCAGCCGTCGGCGTGCTCGCCATGTGCCTCTTCATCAATCGCAAATAGCGTTTTACGTCGCCCGTGGTAATGGCTTTCGTCATGGGCGCGGCGCTCGGCGCGATTTTGGGCAGCTTCGTCACGGTTGTCGCGCTCGCCCTGATCTGGGGCGGGAGCGACCGCGGGCGATAACAGCAAAAGGGGCCGTGGCGGTTCGTCGCCACGGCCCCTTTCTCGTGTCCCTCGAATATCCCAAGTGGGCGCAAAACCCCAAGTACGGTCAGCGTGTTGCGGTGCCGTCAGCGAGTTTTGCCTGATGGTCAGCATCAATAGCGAGCTGCGGCAAACTGTCTCAGTACTGCCACATGTGGTTGACGGGGCCGGAGCCTTTGCCCATGTTCAGGCCGGCGGCCAGAGCGCCTGTCAGGTATGCCTTGCCGGCGTTGACGGCATCGGCAAGATCCATGCCCTGGGCCAGCGCGCAGGCGATGGCGGACGAAAGCGTGCAGCCGGTGCCGTGTGTGTTGTCGGTCTCGATGCGCTTGTGGCGGAACCACGTGGTGAGTGGATCTCCCAGATGGTTGCCCTCGTCATCGAGTGGCGCGGGTTCGGCCAATACATCGTTGGCCTCGTTGACAAGATGCCCACCCTTAACGAGGGATGCGCAACCAAAGCGGCGGGTGAGGAGCATGGCAGCATTTTGCTGTGTGCGCTCGGAGTCGACCTCGTAGTCAAGCAGGGCCATGGCCTCGGGAATATTGGGCGTGATGACGGTTGCTAGTGGGAACAGGCGGCGGGGGAGCGCCTCGGCGG